TCTGGCATTTTTCGTGCACTAAAGACGACTGTTACGTCGTATCTTTAGGCTAATCGTCAGCAATATCAGTTGATGGTAATTTATATTGCCCGCTGAGACCTAACATTCTTAAAGTTTCGTCATTTAGTAATATGCGAAAATTCTTCAAGAAAATTAAGTCACTGACGACCGATTCACGTATACTGGTAATCGTGAATTGCTCTTGGAAACCTAAGCCGCGAATTGAATTTAACTTTTCACGGCTATCCTTATAATTCTTGGCCATCTCTGAGATCGAGTGGATAATCGCCTTTTTAGGGATTATTCTCGCTTTGATCCGGGAACCCTTCTTAATTACTGTGCCGTCTTTAGCGATGGTATCTTCATTAAGAAGTGAATAAATATGGTCAGGTTGGGAGTAATAGTAGCAAGCGGACCACTGCATCGCGATATTCGACAGAAATTCGAATAAAGGAAGCTGAATCCCTTGTAACTCACTATTACTACTCACCAAACCTATAGGTTTCTCTAAAGATAAAACTCCAATTTTTCCGTGTTGATCACGCGAAATCTCCAGATGATCGACTAGTGATCGAATGCGATCTAAACAATCGCAAACGACTCTTTGGTCTTCAGAACTCGTTTTCCAAAACGAGGCTGATTTCGCTAGTAAACTAACAAATTTTACTGGATCATTTCGGAACCCTCTAATCACACGGTAAGCACGCAATGCTCCGAATGTCGTGAGTTGTAAACCACGATATAAACCATCCGGGTGCGGCCAACCTAAACCTCCAAGTTCAACAGGGAAGTATACGGGTAATCCGAGTTTTATCATAGTAAGTCTTATATCCGAAGTGATGACAAACGCTGTTCTTAGTAACGCATTTGCTATATCTGCATCTTTTTCTTTTTCAACAGTTGTGGTTAATATGGTGCCGAGTTGAGCCCATATTATATCCTTACTTTTACTGTTGTACGTTGACTTTAAGTTGGCATACGCCCTTAAAGAACCAACTGGAAAATAGGTAATTGTTCCATTTGTGACTGTAGCGATAAGTTCCCCTATCAACAGGAAACTACCTTCGTCAAACGGCATAACGTAATGTTTACCGTCGGAGACACGACCATGGCAAAGTTCTAAATTTGCCTTGTACAGTCGTGCAACACCTAATGGACAAATAGATGCAAGATCATCACCCATAATAGCTGTCAAACTATTATAGCCCATACCTAGCTCTTTCTTTGGAAAATATGTGTAGAATTTTCTTTCGCACATTTCACCTTCTAAGAAAGGGATAAAAGACTTAATCCTATTCTCTTCTTCGGTACTCAACTTTCGTTGACTTCGAAGAAGGGCACTAAGCTTATGAAAATAGGGACAGATTAAAGATAGATGGTACATAGTCCAAGATATTCTGAAAAGAACGTTATTAAAAACATTCAAATGAAACCAGGACGGGGCTGTACCCATTAAATTACCGCGAAGCGAAATAACATCTTCACAATGATCACCAAAATCGTAAAATAACGATTGAGGGCCTGATAAACTCCTCCAAGCCGCCCAGTTAGGGCTGTTTCGGCAAGGCAAATTCATCACGGACTCAATAGAATCATTAATTGCTTCTATTATATTAAACGGTAAATAATCCGTAGCACTTTTCAGGTCAGACGATAACAGACACCAAGGTCCGAGCGCACTAACGTCGCTTGTTAAACTCCAGTCTAACGATGGAAGTTGACTAAACCACTTTTCGATACCATCTGGAACAATAGCCCATTTGGTCGGAGTGATCGGTAAAACCTTATCGTACATCGTTCTACGCACTACATGTGCTAATGCTTGTAAGGCTGCTTGGGAAGTTGTAACCACCCTGACTTTGAAGCCACCACGATCTGGCACACAGATTACATTGGACCTCGGATTAACTATCCTGGGGAACTTGTAGTTCTGTATATCATAGACGGGGGCATCAGGCCATAGTGATTCAACTAAAGAATCGCAGACTGATGATCCAAGAACTTTGGTATTAAAATTCCTGCTTACATTCATCGACGATGAATAACCACCTGAAAAAGATCTATGTATCTCTTTAATCTCCTTTCTCATACCACCTTCCGCAATTGATCTCTCGAAACATGATGAATTACTAGCTTCGAACGAATGTTCGTCTAGACCAATGCATCGGTCCTCCGTAATGAAACTTTTTACAACTTCTGAGTGAGCCCGGATTAGATAGTCCGGAGCCCTCACGGAGCCGCAATAGATTTCAAAATGTTCTTCCAATGCTTTAGTCATTTCTTCTTCGCCACCAGGTGGCATAGCTCTGGCGAACCGGCTAAACACCAGGATCGCTGCGGAACTATTTGCTTTTGAGGCAATTGAACCGCGAAGAAATTGAGATACATCGAATACACCATCGGTGAAAAAAGGCATATTGAAGATTTTGGGTGGTGGAGACTCTAACTGATGCTTACATGCATCGTATCGCAACCAAGCAGCAAAGCGCTTAAGGTTTGTGATAACTAATGTTCTATCTTGGATAAAAGTTCTTAAAACCCAGGCATGTAAATCCCGAAGACCTGTCATAGCCCGCGCGTTAGCGGGGTTATACTCGAGGTTTCGTTGAGATTTCGGCCACATGGCTATCCAAGCAAGAGACAAAGAATTAAGAACTTGAACTAACTCGTTCTTCTTTACTTTATCTAGAGTCTTTAATTTGTTTAAGGCAACCCGAAGACAAGGGACCTTAAACTTTAGCTTAGTTAAACCTATTTTTGAATAGGAACCAGAAGCTTGTCCTCTAGTGTGAATCCATTTTGAATGTCCGTAAGGAATCAAACTAGGAGGAGCGTTATTGGTCAATGCATTGAATACTGGAACACCAAGTTTTATTAAAGATGTGCTGTTGACTAACGGCATTTTAATATTCTTTGTGATTT